CCTTCCTTTGCTGCATAAGTAACACCACCCATTAATTTCGCTTGCTCGACGTTGATAGGAGGGCCTTGAACTACAACCCCCGTGGACTGAACAACCCCACTAAAAGGGGTATCAGCAACGGGCATCATACCAGTTTGGGAACGAATCTTATTGCGATAGCAGGTAACAGCTCCTTGTTTAGACAGATTCGCAGTGGTGTTATGGACTTCGAAAGCGAAACCCACAATACGATACGAACCTTCAAAGAAGCTATCAGTGCCAGCAATAATATCGTTAATACCCATGGTTGCCATAGTAGTAGTGGCACCATCTGGGACGAATGTATTGGTACCTGTAGGAGCTTGACAAATACGGATAAGGTCTTTCCCGAAGGTAAGACCGGCACCCGTGTTTGCGGCCAGGTAACCATTAGCATCATAGATATAACCTTCCAAATTATCAGCGCCATGGGGCGAATTAAAACACATTGGCGTAAAATTGATATGGCAATCCCACTCATTGCCCGCTCCCATAGCAGTTGCGATCGTGACGTTTTTCTTAACATCATAGACCATAGAACGGTTTCCAAAACCGTCCGGCAGGCCCACAATATCAAGAGCAGCGTCATGGAAAGGATCGATAGCCATCTTGACGTATTTAGCGCCATCGGGAGAAAGGCCACACTTTTCAAGTGTGTTGTTCAAATCGTGAGAAATTCTAGGTATATCAGCCATTGTAAAATAAAACAATAAATATGTAAAGCGAGTTTCAAAAGTAAGGGGAAAGCAAAAACACACAACAAATAATAAATGGATATTTGTGGTAAGGTGAGAGTTTAGAAGCGAGGCGAAACCCCGTAGTCTGCTAAAGCAAAAGCAGAGAGAACAGGGTCCTGAACCTCGACATAGGTCGGGTAGGAGACTTGTTGAATCTTCCAAACAATACGAGCGATATCATCTATAGTGCAATCATATCGCCAGTAAGTGCGTTCCCAATCTAGAATCCATGTTTCCATGGGTTCTCCGGAGACTATCCAATTCCAATCTTTCACAACATCGACATCATGGCGGGGTACAAGCCCAAAAATGGCTTCGATGATTGGATGCACCGAGAGGCCACGCCATGAAGAACGTATACCATTTAAATACAGAACGGTCGCATGGCTAAACCTAAAACGTTTAGGATAGTCAGCGAGTTGCGACCGATAAAGCGACTGCACGTTATATGGAACGACACCCATCTTAAGGCATCGAGAAGGTGCAGGCGCCCAACATACACTAAGCGGACCGTCAAGAACAGGCACCACTAAGTTTTTCAAGAATTGACAACCAGACAAACACCGATTCATTTGACCTTCAAGTTTGAAGCCAAGTGAGCTGTATACCCCGATTATGCAGTCAAACGCATCTTTAGCGTCAAATGCATCTGCGAGGTGGTAACAGCACTCAAAAACCATCATGCTAGCAACACAACTATTTTTGAGAGTGGTATCAGATCTGCCTGATTGTGTCATCTTGTGCTCCATGATGATTTTATGCTTCACACCCCCCAAATAAAATTTGTATGGCATACTATCAATATGCAATAAAATCGATTTGAGTTCAGGGTCCGGGCACATCGCTTCATACACGTCGTAACATGCAGTAGCGGGGCCCGATCCCACATTGCGATCACAGGATGAAATGTCTGCTTCAGCAAACACCTCAAAACCATTCACACAACCGTGATAAAACATATCGTCACCAGCTAACCAGAAATGAAGGATACCGGAGGCAGATGTAACTTGCCAGTCCAGTATAGTCGACATATGGAACATGGTCAGACCAGAAGCAAACAAAATGGTGAAACGCACGAATCCCACGGCAAAAATACAACGACCGTCAAAAATGTTAGCAATCCATTTCTGACGCTTCGCCAATCTATAGCCAATGTGGGCTTGCAGATACGGGCCAATATTGGCAATGACCCGATTCTTCAAGTACGTACGTATAAAACCCAAGAACATTTTCCTTTTTGGAAACAAACTTTCATCTGTCTTGGCAAAAATCGTTATGGAACGAATCTTGTCAAGGAGAAAACCCTCAAGACGCTGTTGATCTATACAATCTCTAACCGACGCACGGTTATTTGTGAGAGTGCTAAACCAACTTTCTATCTCATGGTCAACATCACCGAAATGGCAAGTTCCTTGCTCCTCAATGGCTCGGATATAGGCATCACGAGTCAAACGATTCAACCAGGCATCTTCTTGCATCTCATCTGACATTTCGAAAGGCACGTTAATGCGATTCACAATTGCAGAGACAATGGCAAGAGGAGTATGAGCAGGTTGAATGGCCAATGGGCCAACGCAGAAGGCGATGAAATTGTGCTTTTCCACCACTGAATGGTGTAGAGCAGAGGCAATTTCAGCTTCAGTGACACGTGGGACGATCTTGACCCCGTAAGAACGGTTATTCAAGGCATCTGCCACGCGGCAAACGTCATTGGGAGAAGAGATGTTGAGAGTATTGCAAACATGCGTATAACCCCTCATTGGTAAAGACGCAAGGGGGATTAGAGACGCTGTGATTCTCGCGGCATGCAACACAGTTCGATCATCGCTGATCAAGGTAAGCGGTAATGTACGGGCACAGATGTTGTTTAGTGAATGCGCTGCAATAGCAGCACCCACAGAATAACGCCTAATAGCCCAAAACAAAACCGCCCGTGCTACACGCCAAGCAGAAAAACCGCAAGCATACTCATGAGCAAATTCAAACAGGACTGAGACAATCAAAGAGGAGG